CTGCTTGCGATCACGGCGCTTCGCGCGCTGGCTGTTCGCGAGCACGGTGCAGATCACGCCATCGTTGACTGGAAACTTGACGTCGCCAAGCTTGATGGTGCGAGCGCCGGCCTCGATCGCGGCAACAACGCCGGGCGTCAGAATCTCGGCGCGCAGCGCGGCCATGTCGAAGCCCTTGACGCGCTCAAGATACCTGACGAGCGCATGATCCGAGACGCGGGCGACGATGCGGCGCGGGGCGGTCATGCACATACCTCGGCGATCTCGACGCGCCGGAACATGTCGCTGAGCCGCTTGCGCGCGATCTCGACATAGGCGCCATTCAATTCGATCAGTGTGCAGTCCATACCGAGCCCATCGGCAACGAGCGCCGTGGTACCGGAGCCGCCGAATGGATCGAGCACATGTCCGCCCTTCGGGCATCCGGCTTTCAGGCAGCGCTCGACGAGCTCGGGCGGGAAGGTCGCAAAGTGGGCTTCGGGGAACGGTTGCGGCATGATCGTCCAGACGTTGCGCGAATTGCGCCCTTGGTAGTTTCGATCATTCTTAGCCTCGAAGGCGCCGAGACTGTGCGGGCGGCTGTTCGGAGGCCTCGCCGTTTCATCCCTATCTTTGGCGCGATAGGCGCGACGGCCGGTCGTGCGCTGCTGCTTTGCGTTCGCGCCGTGCTTGTTACCGCCGAATACGCGCGATCCGTCATCCCAACCGGGAACCGAAACAGCTTCGCGGATTGCCCCTGCATCGTAGAAATATCGCTCCGCCTTGGTGAGTAGCCATATTTTCTCATGCGATGACGTCGGCCGGTCGGTGATCGACTCCGGCATCGGGTTCGGCTTGTGCCAGATGATTTCTGAACGTACCCACCAGCCATCATCTTGCAACGCAATGGCGAGGCGGTTCGACACCATGCAAAGGTCTTTCGGCTTGAGAAAGCCGCCC